TGGGTTGATAGGTTCCTATCGCACGCCAACGGTATCGCCCTGGTACCTTTTACTAGCGGCAGGTGGTGGTTTAATCTATGGAACCACGCTGATGCCATTATGCCTATTGCGTATAATCACAAGTTTGATCGAGCCGATGGTAGCCGTAAAACCATTACGTTTAACACGGCTCTTTACGGTATAGGCGAAGTAGCTGTGGATGCTATTAATAGATTTAAGTTGCATAGGATCAGATAATGAGTGAGTCTGGCTTTGATGAGACATGGTTAGATACCGATGATTTACGCATCGTGACTTGCCGTCTGACCTGCGGTTATGCTGAGTGACTTGCATGCGCATGCTACCCTCTAGTTCGCATTTGCCCCCAAGGCAAAAACGCGAGCCGCAACGCGGCAGGCTCGCGAGGTGTGCACTAGTAGCCACCGCTCTATTTGTAGCACAAATATTAAGCCTTGATAAAGCTGCTTCCCAGGTCACTGAAACTACAAATCATTATCGTCAATGGGCTTTCATACAGCTAAACAACCTAGAAGAGTTTGATTGCTTAGATTACCTATATTACAGAGAGTCTAGGTGGAACCCTAACGCACGTAACGGCTCACACCACGGTATACCGCAAGGCAGGTCTAAGTACTTGGCTAAGGTAGACGGTTATAAACAGGTTGAATGGGGTATTAAATATAACCTAAATAGGTATGGCTCTATGTGTAACGCTTTAAATCATTACAAAGCAAAGGGATGGCATTAGTGATTAATAAGAAGGCTAAACACCAACGTGCGATGGGTAGTAGTCAATGGAAGAAGCTACGCTTGATGGTGCTTGATCGTGACGGCAGAATCTGTTACGCGTGTGGTGGTGAGGCTAAAGAGGTGGACCACATATGGCCACGCTCTAAAGGCGGTGACATGTTCGATCCTTTAAATTGTGCGGCTATATGCCGTGCGTGCAACCTGGCCAAAGGCGACCGTTTTTTTAGCCCTACGGCTACCCCCCCTGTCTTTCAAGGCTCATCTCTCCCTAGTACTATAAGTTCGGTGCCAGATTCACCGTTTATCCGACCAGAAGGGCTACAAAGTGACGAGTAAAGAAGCAGAAGTTATCCCCATCAAAAGGGGGCTAGAACTAATAGGTAGTACGCAGCCTAGAATCCACACGCCTTTATTAAAAACGGCCAGTAAGGCGCAGGAGGTTGCGGATTTAGCCGAGAAAATCAACCTTCCGCTTATCCCTTGGCAGCGCTGGGTGCTCGATGACCTGTTATCAGTAGACGCAAGCGGTACATTTCTGAAGAAGTCGGCACTTGTTCTGGTTGCCAGACAGAATGGCAAGACTCACCTAGCTCGTATGCTTATATTGAGCCATCTCTTCCTGTGGGGCAGCAAGAACGTACTAGGTATGTCCTCTAACCGTAACATGGCGCTTGATACCTTCAGGCAAGTTGCTTATACGATAGAAGATAACGAGTTCCTATCTAAACAAGTACGCCAGATCAGATTAGCAAACGGCCAGGAGTCTATCGCGCTATTAAACGGCGCCAGGTATGAAATCGCAGCAGCTACAAGAGACGCACCTCGTGGAAAGACCGCAGACTTCCTTTATCTCGACGAGTTAAGAGAGTGGTCGCAAGAGGCGTTTACCGCTGCGCTTCCTGTTACGCGAGCTAGGCCAAATGCAATGACCTTAATGACAAGTAATGCTGGCGACGGGTTCAGCGAAGTACTAAACGATCTAAAAGAACGCTGTATGTCCTATCCTCCAGCCAATTTAGGCTATTACGAGTACAGCGCCCCACAACACTGCAAGATACATGATCGTAAAGCCTGGACTATGGCCAACCCAGCGCTTGGACACCTAATCACCGAGCAAACGCTAGAAGAATCGGTTAATACTAATAGCGTGGAAGCCACGCGAACCGAGATGCTTTGCCAGTGGGTAGATAGCGCGGTCAGCCCCTGGGTTTATGGTTCTATTGAGTCATGTAGTGATAGCAATCTAGAACTACCTGTCGGACCACAAACAATCATGGCGTTTGATATTGCTCCTACTAGGAGATCGGGCGCTTTAGTTGCTGGCCAGATAAAAGACGGCAAGATAGCAGTTGGCTTGATGCAATTATGGTCGAGTGAAGTAGCTGTAGATGAAACTAGAATGGCTAGCGATATAAACGAGTGGGCTAGAAAATATCATCCGACTATTATTTGCTACGACAAGTACGCTACACAAACCCTAGCCTCCAAATTAGAGCAAAGCGGTTGGCGTATGCAAGATGTATCGGGTCAGGCCTTCTACCAGGCGTGCAGTGACCTATCTGATGCTTTAGCAAATCAACGTCTGGTGCATTCTGGCCAGGCGGATCTAGTACAACACCTAAACAACTGCGCAGCTAAAACAAATGACGCTGGCTGGCGCATAATCAGGCGGAAATCCGCAGGCGATGTTACCGCTGCTATTAGTTTAGCCATGGTGGCTTCTGAATTAACTAAACCACAAAGAACCGCCCAAATTATTGTCTAACTTGCACCAATAGTCCGTTTTATGGTATAACATGTACATATGGGTCTATTGTCTGCTTTAGGTATAAATAAAAAAACTGATGCCGTTCAAGCGCAATACGCCCCAGCCATTATGGACACAGCCTATGGCTATGGTTCATTTACTACAGGCGTCGGAAACTTCCCAGGCGGATTAGATCGTAACTACGCCATGCAAGTACCTGCTGTAAACCGTTGCAGAAACTTAATAGCTGGTGTAATCTCCTACCTGCCTTTAGAGTTATATAAAAAATCTACAGGTGAAGAACTAGCATCTCCCGTATGGCTAGAACAGCCAGACTATCGGCAACCAAGATCCGTCACTATCTCATGGACCGTCGATAGTTTGCTGTTCTACGGAATCGCCTATTGGCGTTGCACGGAACTCTATGCCGATGATCTAAGACCATCAAGATTTGAATGGATTGCTAACAACCGAGTTACATTTACAACTAATAAATTTGGCACCGAGGTTAGTCAGTATTACATAGATGGTGTTGAGGCACCTATGAGTGGTATTGGCTCGCTGATTACATTCCAAGGCCTGACACAAGGCGTATTACAAACCGCTGCTCGCACTATACAAAGCGCACTAGATATTGAAAAGGCTGCGGCCGTATCCGCTCAAACTCCAATGCCGTCGGGCTATATTAAAAATACAGGTGCGGACCTTCCAGAACAACAAGTATCAGGATTACTAGCGCAATGGAAGCAAAGCCGACTAAATAGAAGTACCGCTTACCTTACTAGCACACTATCTTACGAAACCACAGGATTTAGTCCTAAAGATATGATGTACAACGAGGCGCAACAATACCTTTGCACACAAATAGCCAGAGCGATGAATATTCCAGCCTACATGATAAGCGCTGATATGAATAACAGTATGACGTATCAAAACATCATTGACGGCCGTAAAGAATTCGTTGCATACTCTTTACAACCGTTCATTTGTGCGATTGAGGACAGGCTTAGCATGGATGACATAACACCAAGAGGCCACGTCGTCAAATTCGCAATCGAGGAGTCCTTTTTACGTGCAGACACAATGAAGAGACTAGAAGCAATAGAGAAGATGCTAACCCTGGGACTAATTGACCTAGACACAGCTAAAGAAATGGAAGATATGACCCCAGAAGGAAGTGAGAGTACTAATGAAACTTACATTCAGTAGTCAAATACAAAGCGCAGACGGCGAGCGCAGGATCATTGCTGGCAAAATCGTACCGTACGAAGAAGTGGGCAACACTTCAGTTGGAAAAGTAGTATTCGCTAAAGATTCAATAGAGATAGGCGATCCTGGCAAAGTTAAAATGTTAATGCAGCATATGCCAGAAAGGCCAATAGGGCGCATGCAAAACTTCAACAAAGCCGAAGACGGCATTTACGCTTCCTTTAAAATTAGCGCCAGCATGCAGGGCCAAGACGCTTTAATCCTTGCTGGAGAACAATTAATTGACGGCCTTTCTGTAGGTGTAGACGTAAATAAGTCCGTGCAGAAGAAAGAGTATTTATACGTAACAAGCGCCACCCTCCGCGAAGTAAGCCTGGTCGAATCACCAGCATTCACGGCTGCGCAGGTAACTAAAGTTGCTGCTAGCGAAAGCGAAACAGAGACACCAATCGAAACTAAAGAAAGCGAGGCTCCTGTGGAAGATTTAGCAACAGCGCCACAAGAAGCAAAGGCAGAGGC